AAATTATATTGTCGTTACGTTAGTTGCAGCTAAACAAACGGCAACTGAGCCATAGTCCTTGCTATTAAAGACAGGCTTGCCCGCCTTTGCCATCATCTGCCATGCCCAGCCAGTTTCATTCTCGTAGTCAAAGGTTTTCATAACCGTGTTTGGCCTCTCGCCCCAGGCCCATACTAACGCCTGAGCGCCCATAAGAGCGCCAAATCCTCCAGTTACAGAAGCGCCACCACCATCAGTAAATAATGGCATACGCTCTGTTTCATGGATAATCACGTTATCCCAAACTGCTGTGGCATTTCGGAATAGTGGGTTATTCTTCCCTCTGTCTTGAGCATCCTTCATTGCTGTCTGGAATGTACTATCAATTCTTAGGTCGTACATACAGGCGTTTGGTACAAGCAGAATATAATGTTCCTCCCCTTCTACCATTACCGGCGCAATTTTCCAGGTCTGTCCAGCACCGCCAGTTGTGGCCCAAGTCTTAATCGCACTAATAAAATTAGGCGTAAGCTTTGAGTTTGCGGCAGTCAATGCAGCTTTTGCAGTTGCAGACGAACTAGTTCCGCTTGGAGCACCAGCAACACCATCGCGGTAAAGAATCTTAGTTGGTGATGCTAATAGTGCTGCAACTAAAAGCTTATCAATTTTTGCAGCGCCCCAGATTTTTAGCTTAGCTCTACTAACATCTGGAATACTGAACATTGCTCGCTGAACATCCATTTTCCCCTTGATGCGAGTACCATGCCGATACTGCTCAAGTAGGATTGAATAATCATAGCTATTTAGTCCCTCTTCGTTCCCTTCTAGGACTTGGCCAGAGACAACCCCATCGCCAGTCATATTTGGAACAATACCAAAGGTGACTTGATCACCTTGAGATTTTTCTAGGTTAGTCTGCACCTGGACAGGCTTTGTACCATCCTCGGACATGAATTTTGAAACGAAATAACTTTCAATTTCAATATCTCTGAATAGCTTTTCCTCCCAGAGCTTCTTGGTTAATGCGTTACTTGTACTAAATGTAGTTTTCATCGGTTCCCTTAAAAAATTATTCTTAAAGGAACTCTTTACTCAGAAGCGCGTAAGTCTACTGCGGCGATTAGCCCCTATTGCTACATTGCTTCCTTAAGCGCCGCATTTAGCTCCGCATTTGACATTCTAGTCGGATCTAGAGTTATGGATGCGTTCGATACGCTTGCCCCAGCAGCAGTCATTTGCCTAGGCTGATTCAAACTTTGCTGCACCCTAGACATTACCTGTCTAGGCTTAGCTTTTAGTTTCTCAGCCTGAGCATTTAAGTGCATAACATGCTGCGCCAAAATCCTACGATCCTGGTCAGCCTGAATATACTCCTTTCTTTCCTCTGCTCGCTTGCCAAGTTGTACTAACGCCTCGGGTGTTGTCCACTCCCAGGGGTTAGCTTTAAATTGAGCAATATATCTGTCATCCACGCCATCAGCCCGGAGAGTTTCTGCTAAATCGTCAAGCCCGACCTTCTCTGTATTTACATGGCGTAAAAAGAAAGTCTGTGACTCGACAATCGAGCTAGCCCTAGCCTCCTGTTGGCCTAGTCCCGCAAGTCGTGAATCAATTTGCTTAATCGTGTCACGGTCATTACTGGCCTGTAACGGATTCTCGCTAAACCGATCCTCTAGCCCATTAACAAGCTGTGCCCTAAGCGCCGCTAGCTGTTGTTTCTCAACTGATAGCTGCTGTCTTAGAGTACCAAGCTCGGTACTGCGCTGCTGAATAAAGAGTTCCTTTTGGTCTATTTGCTTCTTTTGTCGCTCATTCTCAGCAATGATTCCCTGGATTTCTTCCTGCGTGTAAACACGTTGCTCAGGTGTTGCGGGTGCTGTTTCAGTGGATGCGACTGATTGCCCATCTGTTTCTGCGCCTTGAGGAATGGCCTGCGCGGGTGGTGCTTCCGGTTCCCCTTCCGGGGCTTCGTTCATTACCTCGGCCTCTACAGCCAGGGCAGTCTCTAATGCAGCATCAATACTTGGTATATCTGCTTCATGTAGTGCAACGGTTTCCGGTTCTATCTCTTCAATAGAATTACCTGCGGTAGTCTCATCTGTCATGCGCTATATCCTTTACCCAGCGAGTGAGCCAGCTAGATTGTTGGCAAACTCCGTGGCCTGAGTATCTGTCCCATTATCAGGGCTTTGTTGCCCATTTGTCAAAGGGGGATTTTGTCCGGTTCCGTCGGCCGGAATTAACCCCAGTTCCTGCGCCTTTTCTGGCGCTACGGTATACTGCCCTTTAGCAATTAAGGTCTTAGTAATTTCAGAATTACTAGTATCCGTTGCGGTCTGCGCCTGTTGCTGACTCTGCTGGGCAAGACTATCAGTAATCTCCGCCCGAATATCTGCTGGCATATCAACAAACCTTAGTGCCACTTCCGGTGGTACCGCAGCGCCTTGGCTTATTAAATCAAATAGCGCCTTAGCGATTTCCTGCCGTGTTGTAGCAGAGAACGCGCTCTCGGCAACGATCACATCATATTGTAGTAAGTCTGCGCCGTTTAATAACTCCAATACCTCGTCTTCACTATATTCAGCGAAATCCTTTCCCCCAACCTTAAACTTATTCTTTGTGTACTGACTATTAAGCATACGCAACATTCTTTCCGCAGAATAATACCGCTTAATAAGTCCAAGTAATTTCTTACCAAGGCATTGCTTTGCAAAGGAAAGATTATCCATTAAAAACTGATTCCCGGTAATTTTTCCTTTCTTACGCTCCAAAAACATATTGCCAGACTCATTGGCCCCACCCTGCTCAACAACAACATTCATTAATCTTTGCAAATTAGCCTGGTCAAGCTGCATAATCTGAACAAGCGCCACCGGCAAATCTGCCCCCTGCTCTAACGCTGGCTTTCTCTCAATATTATTAACCTTAAATATTGCCCCGGGCTTAGACCTATCATTTTGAAATTTCTCTAACTCCTGATTATCAACAAACGTATCCGGTTCAGTATAATACACCGCAGCGCCGAGCCGGTTAATCGTATCCATCATTGTGCTTCTGCGCTTATTAATCTCGCGCTGTGGATCTTTTGCGATCTCAACCTTTCCCCAAAACTCACCGTTTTGTCTATAAGCATCAACCGGTACTGTCATAAACTCATCAATCGGGTACTCCGCTGGATTCTCATCACTTAGCAGCACGTCCCCGCAGAATCTAGTAATTCTCATTCTAGCTTTTAATTGGCTCACCACCTGGAACCCAGGAATCATCGCCGCTAGTTCAACATCTTTCTCTTTCCAGTCATGGGCCGCATGGAAGAACTCTTCTTCCGTATTAAATATAACCGTTACTTCTTTATAGATTTTCTCGGTCACCTGTGCCAACCGGAACTGCTTTCTCTTTGCATCAACTAACCGCAAATCCCCGTCTAGTGTTTGCACATAGTCATCATCAATTTTTGGGGCATTACGATAGTCCATATGCTCACCACTAGAACTATCCTCAATCTTATTTGGGTCAGGGAATTGCCCGCAGTAACTCCTAAACGATCTCTCAATCTTATCCGCCTTTTTAGGAAACATCATCTTTAGTTTGTCAATGCTAAGCATCCGGCTACGAAACTCAACCTCACAATCGCTTAAATCCTCCTTCTCATGCGGCCCATACACAATATCATCCCAGGGAAACCGCTCAACCTTTGGCACCCCCTGAATATCTTCCTCATGGTCAACATAAATATTAAAGCAGCCAAGACCAGTAACACACATATCCTTAAAAACTTTAGTTTCCTCCCTCGGGTAAAAGCCGCCATCAAGAATCTTTTTCGTAACAATATTTAGCATGTCAGCAATGCGCTGGTCGCCATCTTCCTGCGGTAAGTACCGAATATCTGTTCTATTCTCAATCTGGTAACCAGTAAACGTATCAATATTAGGCGCAACCTCATTGATCGTTAGTCCTGCACGATTAAGCCGCTCAAGCTCCCTACTAATCGCAGGATCCCATTGCTCACCCTTATAAAACCCCTCAGCCTCCCGACCTTTCTTAATACTATCCTTAATTATGCCACGGGCGTTTCTCCATAACGACTTTCTATCTAGTATAACCTTACCCTCGTCAACGGGCTGGGTCTTTTTAGTCATAACCCTATAATCAATTAACTCATGAGTATGGCCATCGGGGCCAGGGCCAACCAACCACGTGCCAACATCCTTACCAGGATCCCCGGGATTAGCCGGTGTCCCCATGTCAGGCTGACCAGTATTCGGGTCAATC